CAGGGCCGCCACGTAGGATTTCAGCGCGGCGTAGATGGCCGCGTTAATGGCGCTCAAGGTGGTCTTCTTGGCGGTCGTCCCCTGCGTGACGAGCAGGTAATCGGTGCCGCTCAGCGTAGCTGTATCTAGTCCCGAAATATCCAACACGCCGGACGTGATAGCACCCTTGATGTAGGCCGCCAGGTTCGCCGCCGTGACGGTTTTCTCGGTGCCGCCGTCTTTCAGCGGGAGCTTGTCGGCGGCGTCAACGGTGTTTTCGGCGGCTTTGCCCCAGACCTTGTCAATGGCGTATTGGGCGACATGGTCGATATTGACGGGCTTCAGCTCGCCGCCCTTGAGGATGTACACGCCGTCGGCCCCGGTGACGCCTGCGGCGGCAGTGAGCCCCTCGATGCTGTCGATGGTGAAGTCCTTGACGCCGCCGGTGGTGACGCTTTTGGCGGCGCCGCCGTCGGAGACGGGTATGATCTCCACTCCGGTGATGTTGGCGTCGGGGGTGAGTTCGCTGATTTTAATTCCCATTACCGTATCCTTCCTAAGTGCGCCAGCTTGATGGCGACGCTTTCGTAGGCCCACGCGCTGTCAGCCGTGAGCCAGATGATGCCCCATGCGCCACGGGCGCGGGGCCGGAAAACCTTGTTGCGCGGCCCGCCCATCTCGCAGGTGTAGGCCACTCCCGTGACGGCACCGCCGGCCTTGGCGGCCTCGATACCGGCCATGGCCTTGGCGGCGCACTCTTCTGCGCTGTCGGCCATGACGACGCGGCAGGTGACGCCGGACGTGCCGGAGCCGAACATGCCATGCACCTCGGTCAGCATGGCCGCCGAGATGTCGTCGGAGACGAGCCGGAACGGGCCGAGCAGGACGTGGCTCTCGACGGGCGTGCCGTCGTCAGCGGCGGCGGCGCGGTCGAACTTACGCAGGTAGCCGTCGCGGCAGCCGAACACGACATCGGACAGGGCACCCTCGCCGACGCGCCGCGTGGCGGCCACGGGCTGCATTGCGGCAGGCAGGACGACGGGCCAGACGGCCTTGTTCTCTATGTCTATCCACCAGTGCGTGGCTTGTGCTGTTTTGCCATCGCGGTCGGGGTGGGGCGTGATAAAGAGGTGGTAGCCGCGTTCGTTGGCATCGTAGGCCATGGTGACGGTGCAGGCCGATATGTCGACGTCCTGAAGCACGTCGGGGACACGCTCGGCGCTGAAGCGCACTGGGTGCTCGCCGGGCGTGAGCAGGTACAGGCCGTCGTGCGAGAGGAAGAGTGTCTGCACCCCTTCCGTGGCGCTGGCCCAGGCGTTGTGCGTGATGACGCCGATCTCGGAGCTTAGGCGCATGAGCTTGCCGTCGGCGGGGTCGCCATGGAGTGCCCAGAGGCTGTTGGCGGTGGCCAGGGTAAGGATGCTATCACCGTGGGGGATGATGGCGGTGATCGGCTCGCCTATATGGCCGGCACGCTCCAGGGACGATGCGACGGCGCGGCCAAGGTCGCCCATGTCGGCCCCGAAGTGCCAGTCGTCGATGAATCCTTGGCGGCTGGCGTACCAGACATGATCTGCGCCGCCGAGGATCGCGCGGTCGCGGTAAACGGCCACGATAGGCTGCCCTTGTGGGACGGTGCCTTTGGTGGCGACAACTTCCTCGACGGTGCCGAGGATAGGGTCAAAAACGTGCAGGCGTCTGTCGGCGACCAATATCTTGCCGTTGCGCTCGGCGGTGCTGAAAGCCGCCGAGAGTGCGCCCGGCGGGGCGATGCCGACAGCCGCGTTGAATATCAGCTCCCTGCCCTCGTCATCGAGGATGGCGACGCCGCCCTCGGTGTGCAGGGCGGTATCCGGCACCGATACAGCCGCACCGCGGACGGTGGAGAAAGAGCCGTCCGCCACGACGACCAGATCACGGTGCCGGACGCCGGAATCATCTATGTGGGTGACGGCGGCCACGGCGGTGATAGCATCGCCGAACTTGATGTCGCTGACTTTGACGAAGCCGGGGCGCGAACCGCCGCGCAAGCGGTCCTCAACAGGATCGCGTGACCGCACGTTGACGGCCCACGGCGCGGTATAGGGGCGCGTCTGCTCACGGTTGACCCGAGAGCGTGACACCCCCGCCGTGGGGAAGGTCAACGATTTGGTGTTGAAGCGCATTACGATGCAACCGTTACAGCTTTAAAGCTACAGGAATTAACTGTGCCAGTGTTACAATACAAGTAAGTGCCCGCTCCTGCGGTTGTCACCTGAAAGATGCAGCCCGGCAGATAGCCGCGTTGGCCATCAGAAGGCAAGCTCTTGCCGCTGGCGATCAACAGACCGCCGGGTTCGACATCCGGCACCTTGATGCGTAATAGTGATGCGATGCGTGAGATCATTTGATTTACCTCTCTTATGTGTTAAATGGGGTTGCCGTTGTAGAGCACCCCCGGACGAATACGACCGCATGACCTCATGCCGTCGTGCGAAACCGCGCCCATCTGTCCGTAATACCGGGCGGAGTTGCGGCGGTCCATCTCTATGCCGGCGACAAGCAGAGCCGTAAACTGCTGTGAGTGCAGACCTTGCTCGTCATTGGCTCGCTGCTCGGCGATAGCCAGGCAGCTCTCTGTAATAACTTCTGAAAACCGCGCACCGCCCAGCGGCGCGGGGTTTTGGGGCGACAATTTGCCGCTGTAAGCCTCATAGCGGTAAGTCAAAACATATGCCGCCACAGGGGCAGGCCAAAGAACAAGCTCTTGTATCTGCCCGTGCAGGCCGTACAGGCGCTTGAAGCGCACGGCAAAGCATTGGGGTATGCCCGTCTCCGGGCGCGCTTGCGCGAGAGAGTGGAGGCGGTGCTCGCTGACCTGGACGACGGGCGACGAGAATTGCTTGGACGGGTCGAAGTGGAGGTTGCCGATCACGCGGCCAAGGTCGGTGGGCAAGGGGACGATGCTGACACCGGGCGCGGTCTCCAGCGTGGCGATGGGGCGCATGAAGCTCCACTCGTAACCGGCTTCCATGCCGTTGACAGCCTGAGGGAAGTAGAAGTTGCGGACGCCGGCCTGGACGTAGCCGTCAACCTCGGCCACTTGGTCGGCGGCAAGGTTGTCGGGATCGTAGCCCAGATAGCGGGCGACGGTCTCGCAGAGGTCCGCATAGCTGACCTGCATGGTGTCGAAGCTGTCGAGCGGGATGGCCTCGCCCCACGCGATCCAGTCAAGCTGGTAGCCGATGCTATCGGTCTCGGTGCTTAGCTCGACGGAGAAGCCATCATCGGAAAGCTCGCCCGCTACGGTCGCGGTGATGTTGGGCGACTCTGCGGCAGGCTTGCGAACATTGACGCTTACGCCGACAGGCGCGAACGGCAGGGCCAGGCCGGTGACGGTGTACTCATACACACCGTCCGGGATAGATATTGTTCCGCTATGCCACAGATTTGCCATGGTTTCACTCCGTCTGGTAAAGCCCTGCTATCATGGCGACCATGGCGAACTCGCCGGGTGTCAGACGGCTTGGGGCCAGTTTGTCTTTCTTGAGTTTGACCTCGCAGTAAAGCTCGACCAGCTTGGGCGGCAACTGGTGCTTGTCATAGCCCATAGCGCCAAACACCTCGGCGGCGTATTCGTCAACGCGCACATCGGTCTTAGGGGGCTTGGTGATGGTCTGAACGTCGGTGTCGGCCAGATCGGTGTCATTCGTAACGGGCTTGTCTTTTGACATGTCTTTCTCCAGTAAAGGGGCAGCCGGGTATAATCCCGGACTGCCCGCGGGTTAGGTGTGGATTATGTTGCGGCAAGGGTGGTACCACCGACTAGACCGGTGGCACGCCACTTGGCACCGTTGAACTCCAGAAACAGGCCATCGCCTGCGGCGTCCATCGCTTTTGCCGTCACCATGGCAGTCGAGCCGTCAAGCTGGAGGCCAGCAGTGACCGGATTGACAACGAATGCCTTAGTGGTCATGGTGCCCAGCACGAAGAACGCCTTCTTGTGGCCGTAATGCTTGCCCTGCGCCAGTGCGACGGTGGCATCGGCAGAGATGGTCAGGCCGGCGCAGACGTAGGTGACACCAAACGGTGCCGCCGTGATAGCACCGCCAGCAGCTCCCGGAGGGGCCACGAACTCGGCACCGCAGACCTCTTCGCCGTCAAGCAAATCGGCCTGGCACTTGGGGTTGCCCACGTAGGCGTAGCCGGTGCAGGTCAGGGCCGCCGTGGGGGTGGCACCAACCGCAGAATTAGCCAGCACCAACACAGTGTCGCTCGTAATCGAGGCGATCACATGCTTGCCGGGGACAACAGCCTTGTTGCTGCCTTCGTTCTTGCCGCCCAGCAGCACCACAGTGCCACCGGGAGCAAGGCCGGCAGTGCTAGCGATGGTCAGCGTCACGCCGTCCTTGTCCAGCGACCAGGAGCCGTCGAGCCCGGAGGTGATAGCCGACACCGTCTGGCGGGGCACGGCGGCACCACGACCGACATACTTACCGGCGACGAAACGGCCTGCGCCGCTGCCGCCGCCGACCTGGAAGGTCAGCAATCCGGTGTTGAGCACGGTATCGACGCCTAGAGCGACATTCACGCCACGGCTGCCGGGGCAGTAAATCTCGATGAATCGGCCCGTGGGGCTGGCCATGTAGTCGCGGGCGGCCACGCCGGCGAAAGCGCCGGCGGTAGTGGCGCTAGGGCGAACCACGTGGTTGCAGCGTTTGGCATCGCGCTCAGTAGCGGTGCCGTGTGCGATGTTGTAGCAGACACCTTCACCCTCACGCAAGGCGTCGGTACCTTCGTACCAGACCCAGCCGGAGATAGCGAGATGTTGAGCAGTGGGTCCATTAGCAGTGTAATTCATTGATAACTCCTTTCTTACTTACTGAGGACAGCCTGGCGGCGACGGTCGGTGCAGACCATGTTCATGGTGCAGTCGAGATCGACGCGGCGGACAGTGTGCTTGTTGGGCACCATATACGGCTTGGAGAGGTTGTTCTCCCAACCCGGCATGACGCCAACTTGCAGGTTAGACCAATCCAACAGGTAGATCGGATCGGTGGTGTCCAAATCCAGCTTGGGCACATAGACGAGCGGGGTGCCCTTGAACACCGTGCGGCCGTCCTTGCTGGCGATGTCGTTGCCAAGATTCATGTTCTGCGTCTCCAGAATCTCTTCCAGAAGACCGATCACGTTATCATTGGTGTAGATACCGTTGCCCATGTTGGACAAATTGGGCACCGCGTGAGACACCGGCGAACGGAAGTTAGTCCGGCGGTGCGCGCGGCGCATCTTGCGGATCAGGTCTTCCTTGCTGATGTCGGCATACTGGGCGGTGTAGTTGCGCCAGCGGGGGTAGGTATCACTGTTGATGTTACCTGCGCCGTCGGTGAACCCGGCAGGATTGCCGCCATTCAGCCCCTCACGAGCATTCTTGACAACCCAATAGGCAACGCCGAACGGGGTCTTGGTGTCGCTGCTGTCCTCGGGCTTGCTCCAGAGCACTTCCTCAAGATACTCGTAGAACGAGACCATCATTGCCACGTAGCGGGTCTTGACAAGATCGACGATCTTGGTGCCGCCACGCTGGAAGTCGGGCTCGCGCTGGTCGTAGAGGTAGTGGGCGTTGACGTGACGGGCAGGCACGTTACCCTGGATCATGGTATCGCCAAAGCTCGAAGAATCGTCCTCGAACAGGCCAACCGCGCGGGCAGAGTGGTTATGATCCACCTGCGCGTTGAACGACCAATGAAGGCCGCCATCGAACTTGCGCTGCCTCTTTTTCCAGACCTCGCGCACAGCGACGTGGTCGGTCAGGTCGGTCTGCATATCGACAAACGCGCCACGTTTGATAAGAGCCTCCTGCGTCAACAGGACAGCATCATCGATTTCGTTAAACTGAAGTCCCATGGGGAACTCCTTTCTGCCTCACAATGAGGCTTTACATTTTTCCAAAAACCGCATCGATCTCTTTGGCAACGTCTTCAAAAACGTCGCCTTTCGGTTTGATCGATGTTCCAGACGGGCGGCCAAGATGAAGCTTTTTGCGTGCGGCGACTTGGTCTGCCTTGCTCGCTGCCTTGCCTTCATCAACAACGTCACCCAGGACCATTTTCGCCGCCTCGGCGAACAGGTCGTTTTCCGCGATTTCCTCACCGGCGGCCTTATATCCTGCCTTGAGTACTCTCAGCTTCTTCTCCAGCTCGGCCCGCTCGCCGGAACCCGCAGGGGCGGCATCGGCATAATCTTGGCCGAGTTT